GATATAAATTATCATCCTTTTTTTACTATAGTGCTGAAAGATTGGATTCTTCGGAATTGGGATAGTAAAGAGATGAAAGAATTTATTAAAGATTTAAATATACTGTTCCATAATCTATCAGATTATTATGGCATCCACTCAGCGCGCTGGCCACGCTTCTAGTTTTATGATAAAATATCTCAATTCTAAGAGTATTGGTGAGAAAAATGTTACGTACCCCCTTACGTTATCCAGGTGGAAAAGCTAAATTTGTTCCCGTAATCAAACAGATTATGGAAAAAAACAATCTCAAAGGACACTATGTAGAGCCCTACGCTGGTGGAGCGGGTGTCGCATTAGATTTACTCTTTAGCGGCTATTGTACAGATATTCATATCAATGATTTAGACTTGGCCATCTATCATTTTTGGAAAGCTATTACTGAGCAAACCGAAGATTTTATTCGTCTGATCAGCGACACCCCCATCACGATTGAAGAATGGCACAAACAAAAGATATTACTCAAAAGAGAAGATCTTTCTTCATTAGAACATGGTTTTGCAGCCTTCTTTCTTAATCGTACTAATCGTTCAGGTATTCTAAAAGCCGGCGTGATTGGCGGATTAAATCAGATGGGAAATTACAAGCTCGATTGTCGTTTTAATAAGATAGATTTAATCAAGCGTATTGAGAAAATTGGTGATATGAGCAAACATATCCATGTAACCAATTTTGATACAGAAACTTGGCTACCAATAATAGATAAACTTGTACCAACTAATTCGTTAATTTATCTTGACCCGCCATATTATGAAAAAGGTCAGGGGCTTTATAGGAATTATTACCAACATAAAGACCACCAAGCGATTCAAGAAAAGTTGGACAATGTAAAAACACCTTGGCTTGTATCTTATGATAACAATTCCAATATCAAGGCTATCTATCAGCAATACAGACAAAGTGAATACTCTTTAAATTATTCGGCCAACAAAAAAATGAAAGCAACAGAAATTGTTATTTATAGCCATAATCTTGTTTTATAACCGTCCTCGTGGCGGTTTCCTTTTACATTTGAATTTTTTTTGCAAAAGAACCCCCTCCAAAGAGAGCTTAATTATGCGTGTGCCGCTTGTTTTACTTCTAATGTTAAGTTTAGTGCTTTCATTACTTTCAATACAGTAGAAAAAGTCGGGTTCCCTTTTCCGGAAAAGGCTTTATACAACCCCTCACGGCTCACGCCCACTTCTCTCGCAACTGGCTCATATTGCGTGCTTTGGCAATATCGCCTAATGCGGAAAGAATTAAGTCCATATCATCCTCTTTCAGCACCTCATTCAAGTAAAGTTGAATTTTTTCTTCACTTCTTAAATGTTCCACCATATCAAAATCTTGTAGTTCCATAAGCTATTTTAAGCATAACTATGCGATAAATGAAAAGGCATTACAGCGTATGAGCGGTGTTGTTTAAGCTCCCACAAATCATATTTTGTCTGTAAGTTTAGCCACAATCTTGCCGTGCTAATCCCTGCTTCTTCTAAACTTAATGCCAAGTTTGCCGTCATAGGGCTTTTTCCATGTAACACTCGAGATAACGTTTCACGAGAAAAGCCTAAATGCGCTGCAAGCGCAGTAATTTTAATATTATTTGGTTCAATAAAACCATCAAGTAAAATTTGTCCTGGATGTGCCGGTTTACGCATAACTACTCCTTAATGATAATCTTCATAATTCAAAATATAGGCATCTCCGTTAATAAATTCAAACGTAATCCTCCAATTGCCGTTAACTGTCATAGAATAAATCCCTTTTCTATCTCCTTTAAGTTCGTGGCATTGATAAAACGGCATAAGTTCATCAACACTCTCTGCTGAATCCACTAAATCAAGAATACCATCTATTTTGCGCTGATGATTAAGCTGAATGCCTTTAGTAATGCCCTTTTCAAAATATTGTTTTAAGCCTTTGTGTTTGAAACTCTTTATCATAAGTATAACGCCACTTAATTAATGTGACATAAATATATCACACCGCTTTTAAAATACAACAAATTTGACCAAATTTCTCTATTTTTATCTCTTTATTGATTAAAAAACAATCAATCAAACATTTTCAAATTCTTTATAAATCAATTGGTTATGAACTAAAAGTATATCAAATCAAAATTAATGTACTTTTAGTTCTTGCGTTCAATGAACCAAAAGTACATAATAACCACATCAAAACGCAGTACAGCAAAACGGAGAAACAAAATGGACACTCAAAGCGTATTCAACAATAAAGATTTCATCTTATGCAGACGTAAAGAGAAACGTGGCAACGGATTTATTCAAATTTTCGAAGCATACGAAAATGAAGAAACAAATGAGTTTGTCGTTGAAAGAGCAATGTTTAGAAACGGTAAGCTGATTGAGTGGAGCCAAAGCGAAAAAATGAACGCTGAAAAAGCCGAACAGCTTTGGAATATGTATCTCTGCTAAGAATCTTTACTAAGCCCTCAGTCGGAGGGCTTGAATAAGGGTTCTACCCTAGCCGAAAGGCAACGCTCTTTAACAATTTGGTGCTTATGCGAACGAATATTTAGACCGCAAGAAGTAAACTTCAACGCTTCATTCATAGAGGGAATGAATGTTTAGGCAGTGCACTCGCAAGGTGTAAAGAGCTAAACGCGCAACACTGGTATTCAATGTTCTAAGCAATCACATTCCGATAATCGGATACGGATATAAGCGGCACCCGACAGTATGGCAAAGCTGGGCGGGCGACAGAACCACACCGTTTGGTCTGTTTTCCAGTTGGTAAAAAATGGGAAAGCAACAGACAGCAAACGTTAGCTAAAGGCGTGACAGCTTGGAGAGACAAGCATCCTACGGCACTTTCACAGGATTTGAAAGTGGCTCTTGATTTAATCACAAGTGAGCGACTTCAGGAGAAGTATTAAATTGGGACTGATTACCCCAAATGTATGTAAGGCTCTACTTGCTGACTGTGGCAAGTATAAATAATCACAGTCACCAATGCTAGGCTTGCTAATATTGGCCATAGGACGGAGCTTATACTTTCGTAAAGCAATCAGCAGATAACTGATGTAATGTGGGTTCGATTCCCACGCCTAGCACCAACGATCGCATAGCTCAATGGATAGAGCAACCGCCTTCTAAGCGGTGGGATGAGGGTTCGAATCCCTCTGCAGTCGCCACCTATAAGCATATTCTTTGAGTGTGCTTATAGGTGGGAACACCGTAATTTGACATTTATATCCGATAAGCATACCGCCATTCACGGTGGCGGTATTTATCAGAAAGCGCACTGGAGGTACTCCGTTATTGTCGTTGTCAAAGTGCTTGTAAAACTCCTTTAGTGCGCTTTCTAATGAATGGTTATGGATTGCCGTTCATTGTTTTAAATGCGTATGTATGTAAGTTGAATAAGGAGGATGGTATGTAAATCATTTATCTCTGTTTTGATTGATTTGTAAGTTCCCCTTGCCTGTTTGGGTAAAACAGGCTCTATTTAAAACCGCTCTAGAGTTTCCACTCGGGTTCTTTCTTGTTTGCACTCTGCCCGAGTTAGATCGGTTCTAAATGGCAAGTTGATCGGCTGAAACTTTAAAACGACCGATATTCATTTCCTTAGGTAAGACCTCCTCGCCCCTCTCTAGTTATTGGATTGGGGCTTTTTTTTAACAAAATTTATCCCCCGAGGACAATACTATGAGTAATTTATCAATCTCCCTCCTAGCTATCGGCGCAGCAATGCTACTCGGAGGGCAAATCGCAACAACAAACGACTTAGACGGCAAAGAATTAGTCGATTCAATTCATTGCCAACAGAAAAGCTGCACGATGGAATGGGTGCATAGTCACGCATTTGTAAAAACCCTCAAATGCCAATACCCACAAGCAACACCGATCGAATTTGTAAATAACTAAGGACTTAACATGGCTATAGATGACTGGAATTTATATCCGCAGAAACGACCGATTAAGAGTGGCAACTATCTTGTAGTTGTGACCGTCAATAACGAATCACTAGGTATAAATCGACTAGTGACGCTCAGTAATTATGACGCAATGAATCATGAATTTGGTTTTGACGCTCGAATGAAAGAGCGTCAAAGTGCGGAACGTGTTTATGCTTGGGTACATTACAAAGAACCGCCTCCGCCACCAACACTTAAAACGCCAAAAGGGAAAAAACATGAACGCTAAAAATACTCTGCTGCAACTAATCGAAGCACGAAAAGAACTTGATCGCCAGTTTAAATATGTCGAGAAATTACAGATTGACTCCGTGCCTACAATTTCACCAGTAAAAATTGGCGAGCTTGTGCCGTTTGGTAAAAGCGAAATCAAAGTATTCAATATTGCCATTAACCGCATTTTGCCAGACGGCGTAGAGTTTAAAATTTACGGTCATGTCAAAAAGATTGATGGCACATTCGGCAAGCATCATAGATGCGTTTATCAAACGCTGAAGTTGAATGATCTTAACTAATCCAACATTAAAAAAGTAAATAATGAAATCAACACAAGAAATTTTAAACGAACGCCAAGCACAGCACGGTAGCTATGAGAGCTTTTGCGAAATCTACGGCGGTTTACGAAAAGTAAGTGACAAGCACGCTGAAAAATTAACTTGGCAACAACAAACAGCCGTTGAAATGATGCTATTCAAAATTGCCAGAATTTTAAATAACGGAGCAAATCATCAAGATAACTGGCAAGATATTGCCGGCTATGCATTATTAGGTGGCAACCTATTTACACCGGCACAACCTGCAATAACGGAAATTACAGGTTCGACACTCAATACTAGAAATGACAACAAATAAACCGCTAACTAAGCGGTTTTTTATTAACTAAATTAACAACCAATCAAACATGGAGAAACAACATGAGCAACTTAACCCCATTTGATCAAACATTATCTAAACTTAACCGTGGAGAACTTAACGATGAATTAACAGATGTACTCGCTGAAGTCGTCAAAGCCGTCCGCACAACTCGTAAACAAGGTTCAATTACACTAACTCTGAATGTTGCGATGTTGAATACTCGTACCGAAGATTCAATCAAAATCACACCAAAAGTCAGCCGTAAAGTCCCTGAACTTGATCGTGAAGAAAGCATTGTCTTCTCAACAGCAAGCGGCGATGTGTTATTTGATGACCCAAATCAGCTCAAAATGGAATTAAAAGCCGTTGAAGAAAAACCGAAAGGTAGCTTAAAAGTTTTAGCAACTGCCGCAGCATAATCATTACATAACATAACTAACTTTATATAAGAAGGATCCCATTATATGGAAAAAATTATCAAAGAAATCGCAAGCCTAGCTTCAAATGGTTTAAATGTTGGCGCATTAGCTGGTACTCCTGCAATTCTTGCCCGTGATGATTTCGAAATCAAATCATTAGAACATTTACAACCGACACCAAATCGTATCCGCCAAGCAGTTACGGTCTCTACTGCACAATCTCTTATTGATTACACAAATAAATTTAAAATTGCCGGTACAGCTATTTTCTGCGACTTGGATTCACTGAGCGTGAAAACTATCTTTGATTACCACGCAAATCCGCAAGAAGCTCGTTGGGGTGATCATACAGCAAGCTACACTTGCCCACATTCCAAAGACTGGAAAGCGTGGACTGCTAAAAATAAGTCAGCAATGAGTCAAATTGAATTTGCTCAATTCATTGAAAATAACATTCACTGTGTGGCAAGTGAAGGTAATACAGTAAGCGGTGCGGAATTATTAGCAATGGTTCTAGCATTTGAAGAAACTCGTAAGTCAGAGTTTAAATCGGTACAACGCCTACAAGACGGCACAATGACATTTGCTTTCACAGACGAAAAAAGCGGTGGCGGTAAAACACGTTTACCGGAAGAAATCTCGTTAGGTTTACAACCATTCCATAATGGCGATTACTACCAAATTAAGGCTCGCATTCGTTATCGTATTAAAGATGGTTTATTAACCTTATGGTATGAACTTATCAATCCTGAAAAAGTGATCGAGGATGCGTTCAATACTACGATTGAAAATCTGAAATCAAATATTCCTGATGTAGAGTTCTATGAAGGGTACTTAGCGTAATCGAAAAATTTTACTAAAAACAGACCGCTTGTTCGTAAGTTCAAGCGGTTTTGTTTTATGGAGGTAATGATGAACAATTCAAAACAACATAACCTGAAAAAATTAATACCATTTGACGCAGATTTAGCTATTAGACATAGATTGAAATGTCAGCTAAGAAATGGAGATACAGCTTATTGTCTTTATCAAGCAACAAATCCTCTCGTAGAAAGTGATAGCATTATTGGTGTTCATTTTTTTGATGATGGTACTGAAACTCCAATTCATTGGGGAGCAAATGGACAATGGAACCGTATTAGTAGTGATGGAGAAATGCTTGAATATAGATATGACATTATCGGAATGTTCCCTGGGGAAATAAACAATCATGATTGGATTCAAGTAAAAGAACAATTACCTACTGAACAAGGGTATTACCTAGGTTATAGTCCATATTGGGAAAATCCTTATGAGATATTACAATATGATGAAGATTTAGGCGGTTTCTTAGACTACCAAGATGAAATCACACACTGGCAACCACTTACGAAGCCACCGCAAGATTAACATATGACGCACTATAAAAGTGCGTTTCTTATTTAAGGATGAACTAATGATTGTTTGGGCTTTGTTCGACAGCGGAAACGGCTGCTATACTCAAGCTGCAATGCAATGCAATGCCAGGCTACTCTATTGAGATTTATCCGATTGGCATTGATACTGAGAGTAAAAATAGTCATTTTATTAATCTTAATTTAGCTGATTATGGACGAATGTTTGGCGACAACACTTTGTTTGATACGCTTGATAAACTGCCACAACCTGATTTAATAATCGCTAGCCCACCCTGTGAAAGTTGGTCAGTAGCTAGTGCTATGTGGGGAGGTAATGCTAGCTGGAAGCAAGAGAGTGGCAACGGTCGTGAATTATCAAAATTCACCATCCGAAATAACGTCGATTATGAATTACCTCACGTCCAGTTTAAGTATGAGCGATCATTTTTAAATCGCATTAATGGCGAATTGTGTATCTACAATACAATTGAGATTATCAAACGATACCAACCGTCCATCTATGTAATCGAGAATCCGGCAAGTAGCAGAATTTGGCATTACATCGCCGACATTTTGAATTTTAAAATCCCGTTTGAGAATTTGACTTATTATAACAATTACGGATACCCACTCCGTAAGCCAACTAGATTTAAAAGTAACATTAACTTAAATCTACGTTGTGATAAATCTATCAAAGCTGATAAAGATTGGAGAGAGTTTTCGAAAAGTTACAATGAGCGGTCAAATATACCTATACAACTTATCTTAGACATTTATGCCAATGTCGAAAAAACACTTAAATCAAACATTCAAAGCCTGTCGCAAGATGGGCTTTTTTTGTAGGGTATTTTTTATGGACAAAATAATTTTAGATGCCTGCTGTGGCAGTCGAATGTTTCACTTCGACAAGCAGAACCCTCTTGTTTTATTTGCAGATAATCGAGAGTTGCGGACTACTTTTAAAGATAGAGATAAAGAGCGACACCTTGTTGTAAAACCTGATGTTATCCACGACTTTACAAACATGCCTTATCCAGACAATTCGTTTAAGTGCGTTATCTTTGATCCGCCACATTTGAAACAAGGCGGAAGCAATTCTTGGTTAGTTAAAAAGTACGGAAAATTAAATACTGATTGGCAAAGTCAGCTTAGACAAGGATTCAGCGAATGCTTTCGAGTGTTAGATAAACACGGAATTCTGATTTTTAAGTGGAATGAAACACAGATCAAAGTGAGTGAGATTTTAGACTTGACCGACTATTTTCCGCTTATTGGACACAAATCCGGAAAGCAATCGAATACACATTGGATTGCGTTCATTAAAGACAAGAATTTTAGTAAGAAAGGTGACTAATGAACGATACAAATCTATGGTTATTAATAGCTGAATTATCCCTGGTGCGTATAGTTTGGCTGTTACACACTCTGCGCGCACGAGAGCGTGACGACGACTTGATGATCATGCGCATTAGGCTTTGGCTAATTGAGCGGGGACGATATGTTTAGAAACGAAGTACAAGTAATGGATGGTAAGCGATATATCGTGCTTGAAGCAGAATTTAAGAATGAGTGGACAGTTTTGAGAGAAACAAGAAAAACCGTCACTCAAGGCGAAGCATTAGAAATTTGCCAATATTGGGTGAAATATAAAAACGTGAAACCGGAACAGTTACAAATCGTTGAAGTACCGGATATTCTACGAAAAACACCAAGATGGTAAAGTGATTAATGGAGAAATAAGATGAATATTTATCAAGATTTTCTCGCCCTTGAAGAATTACAGTTTCTTACTGGGCGGAAGCAGAAAAAATGATCATTGAACAGCTCAACAAAATGGGTATTCCGTTTGTGAAAAATGGTAATGGCTTCCCTATTGTACGGAGAGATTATGCTTCTCGGACAAAAAACAAAAGACAAGAATCTGCTAATGAACATGATTGGATTCCAAATGTTCTCAGAACAGCATAAGGAGTTAGTATGGCTCGACCACGTAAACGAGAAAATAACGGTTTGCCACAAAATCTACTTTGCCGACGACGGAAACGAGCAAGTGGCCAAATTGTTGAATACTTTTACTATGTAATGGCGGACGGCAAAGAAAAATCCCTCGGCACAAACAAATACGAAGCCGTATTGGAAGCCGCCAAACTCAATTTTGAATTTCAGAAAAAGGGCGAAGTTGTTTTATTCATTGATGTGGCAAAGCGGTATGAAGTGGAAGTCGTTCCCACGAAAAAAGCAAAAAACACACGCCAATCCAATTTACAGGCGATTGGCTGGCTCTGTAAATTCTTCGGAGATCCGCCAATTCAACTTGAAAGAATTGAACCTCAGCACATCAAGCAATATCTACAATGGCGCAAAGATACGCCGGCAGTGGCTAATATCGAGGTTGGATTATTCAACACTATTTGGAATAGTGCGAGGGAGTGGGGTTACACCACTCTATCCAGTCCATCACAAGGTGTAAAAAAATTCCCAACGAAATACCGAGAAATCTATGTCGAAGATTATATACTTGAAAAAATCTACGAATTTGCCGATGAGCGAATGGCGGATATTATCGAAACAGCCTACTTACTTGGGCAGCGTCCTATTGATATTTGCAATATCCACCGCTCACATATTTATAACGGTATTTTACATATCACACAGCAAAAAACGGGTAAAAAAGTCAGGTTTGAAATTAGTGGTAGGCTTAAAGAGATTTTAGACCGTAGGCTACAAGATGGAAGCGATTTTATATTCACAAATAAATGGGGAAGAAAATTAGAAAGGAGAATCCTAGGAAATCACTTTAAAGAGATTAGAGAAAAAGCAATGAATGCATATCCTGAACTAGCTGATGAAATCGGGAAGGTTCAAATGCGAGATATGCGAGCCAAAGCAGCAACAGATATTTCATTAACTGCAACCGATGAACAGGCACAAAAACAGCTTGGACATACATCAAAACGAATGACCCAGCATTATATTAGAAAAGATAAATTACTCAAACCAACTGATGAAATTACATAA